CCCGGACGCCCCGAACCCCGTGCCGGACCTGCGGGATGGGTGGCGGTGTTACGGCTACGACCACGGCTGGAGTGACCCCCGCGTCGTCATCGAAGTCGCCCAAACCGAGTATGGGCAACTCGTGGTACTGGATGAGTTCTACCGGGAGGGCGTCGAATATCAGAAGGCCGTCGCGTGGCTCACCGAGAACGACAAACCCGCCGGGACGGTCCACGCCGAACACGAACCCGAACACCAAGAGGCGTTCAAGCGGGCGGGCTACCGTGTCGAACCGGCGATTAAGGATTTGGACGAAGGCATCCCGGCGGTTCGGGACCGCTTCGACTGGCGTGACGATCCCGAATCCCGTCCCGGCTTGTTGATCCACGAGCGGTGTGTGAATACGATTCGGGAGTTACAGGACTACAAAGAGGACGAAGTGGGGGGCGCCGGAGCGACCGACCACGCCGCTGACTCGCTTCGATATGTCGTGATGGGCGTCGACGAACCGGGGCCGCAGGCCGGGGGCGTGGTGATGGAGTGGTGACGGACGCCAACGACTTAGCCGAACGGTGGTTCGGAAGTGCGTGGACTATCGACCGTCGAGAGTTTTCAGACGGCGATACCCGGACTGTCATTACTCATTCTGTCGGTGTCTCGTCGACGTGTTACATTCAGGTCAAAGTGTGGGTAGAACGCGAATCGGTGTGGATCGAATACCACGAGGGCGACACGCGAAGATTTCGAACCACGATGCCGTTGCACGAGTTCGACCCTGCCGTTGATCCATCGTCGTATGTGTGGGGCGATAAGCCATAGCATTATAGGCCGGGCGTGAGATACGCACACTACCGGCCGGGACGACACCGCCGTACCCGTCGGGCGTTGGTAGCGTCCAGAAGTCTGGACGAGCGGCCACGCAAGCTACAGTTGCCCGGTCGGCATACGCCCACCGTCGCTTTTCTCGGCGGTGGGCTATTCGACGCCCCGAATCCTTTACCACCGCCGCCGTTCACATATCGGGCATGAATGTCCGCGATTTGCTTGGGCGGGGGAGTGACCGGCCGCCCGCCCCCGAAGTCGCCAGCGCCGAGGACGTGGAACGCTACAATCTCGAATACCTCCAACACAACCCGGTCGAAGCCGACACCGGAACCGGGCACGACGATCCGACGATGGACTTGCCCTTTGCGAAACAACTCGACGACGATACGGTCAATCGGACCCAATACCCGTGGCTGTATGAACCCGAACGGGGTGTCCGGTGGGACTTCGATCCCGTGCAACTCCGCAATCTCGGACAGACGAACACATGGGTCGGGATGTTGGTCCAGTCCATCACCAAAGAGGTGAGCGAAACGCCGTGGACCATCACCACCATCGACAACCGGACGGAACGCCGGAAGCGACAGTCCACGCATCCCGAATCCCGAACGCCGATCCAGAAAGAGTATCCCGACGCCACGGCCGAACGGATTGGCGACCTCCTCGAAGCGCCCAATCCCGACCACAATTGGAACGACTACATCGAAATGGCGCTTGCGGACCTGTTGGAAGTCGGATCGGCATCGACGGTCAAGGCGTTCCCACGACGGGCCTACGACGGCGCGGGGGAGGACGCTACGTTCACCGCCGATCCTGAGGCTATCGAACCCCGCGCGTTGATGCCGAGTGCGCCGGAGGTGTGGACCAAAGACTATCGGGGCAAGACCGGCCTCCTCGAAGGCTTCTGGCAGTTTGACCGCGAACGGGCACCGGGCACCGGGAGTTCGGAGGGCGGCACCACCGGCAGTCGGGGGTTCCGAACGCCGATCCACTTCGTCGAAGACGAGGTGATGTGGACCGATATGAGTCCCCGGACGAACCGCCGATACGGGATGCCCCCCACGCTGTTGGTACAAGACTTCCTCCAATCGCTCGACTTGGCAGTCACGCAGGAACAGCAGTATCTCTCTCGCGGGTCGATCCCGTCCGGGGCGTGGGTCTTCGAGCAATGGGACCGCGAGGAAGTCAAAGAGTGGAAGACCGAGAACGCCGAGAACCTGAAAGGCAAACCCCACAAGTCGCTCATGTTCGCCGGGCGCGGGGGCGACGTGCGCTTCGAACCCATGTCAATGAACTTCAAAGAGCTAGAGTTCACCGACCGGATGCAGTGGTACGCCCGCGTCATTTCGTCGGTGTTTCAGGTGCCGACCGCCGTCGTCGGCATCGAACCCGAACAGATCAACTACGCGACGTTCCAAGGCGAACGCGAGAACTTCGAGGAGAATACGCTTGGGCCGTACCTTCAGAAATTGGAGCGGTACATCAACGGCAGTCTGATTGATCCGCATTGGCCGAACGAATATCACTTCGAGTTCAAACCCGGCGTGTCTGAAAGCACTCGACAGATGATAGCCGACCGGGTGACGAGTGAGTGGAACGCGAACCTGATTACCCGCGACGAAGCGCGGCAGGAACTCGGGCGCGAACCCGCCGAACAGATGGAGGGCGTGGATAGCGAGGACGGATTCAAGACGGACCTCGTGAACGAACCCGCGCCGGAGGATGCCGGGGGCGCACTCGACAGTCTCGTGGCGTCGGAACTGTCGAAAGATAGCGAGGAAACAGAGAAACAGACCTTCGACGACTACCCCGAAGCGGCGAGTGAGAACGCTCAAATGGCACTCGACGCCCGCGACGACACGGACAACCCGAATGATTGCGGGACCGATACGGGATGGGCACGAGCAAACCAACTCGCTAACGGCGAAGCCATATCCCGCGAGACGGTCGGACGCATGGCCGCGTTTGATCGACACCGGCAGAACTCCGAAATGAGCGACGACGAAGGCCGCGCCGATTGCGGGTGGATGATGTGGAACGCGTGGGGTGGCGACGAAGGCGTTGACTGGGCGATTGACAAACTCGACGAACTCGAAGAACAGGCATCCTCGGCCGGTGATTCGGGAAACGCGAATGAGTCGGTACGGAAAGGCGAGTCGCTTCGGAACACCGACGAGTGGTATCAGTTCGACGTGCAACCCGAAATGGTCGACGACCTCCAAGCCGACATTGCCGACGACGTTCGAGAACTCTACGACGCGGTACTGTCTGACGACGAGATACTGGCCCTCATCGAGCGGTTGGCCGCAGACGATGAACAGGGCGGCGAGATGGAGAAATCCGCCAGCGCGCTTGCACGGCGCTTACGTGACGTGCTGTCGCAAACCCGTATCGCCGGGGATATTGCCGACGCCATTCGGACCCATACCGCTGACGCCGTGCGTGAGGCGTTAGACAACGCCGTCGAGTCGGTCGACGACCCGGACGCCGAGGCTGTGGACGTGGAGGCGGTGACGAGTCGCCTCGAAGATCGGGACGTGGCCTTTGCCGACCGCTTCGCGGACCAAATGGCCGACGAGATACGCGAGACGGTGGGCGACGGCTGGGCCGAAGGCAAGAACTCCCGAGAAATCGCCCAAGACATAGCCGAACAGGGCGACCTCAACGAAGGGTGGAATGGCGCGGAGCGCATAGCGAGGCAAGAGCTTCAGATTGCGACCGGCGAAGCGCGAAGCGAGGTGGCCGCCGATATGGGCAAGGTCGAAGTGTGGGAAACAGCGGGCGACGACCGGGTGCGGCAGGCCCATAGCGAAATGGATGGGTTGTGGAAGTACCCCGCCGACGCATGGCAGGTCGACTATTCGGATCGGGGGCGTGGCATCCAGAACGAATCCGTCCCCGGCGATTCGGAACCGGGCATCGGGTGCCGGTGCGTGACGTTGCTTCGGGACCGCGAGGATGTGGATAGCGAGAACTACGGCGGCGATAGTGGGCCATGACGCAAAGATTTACGTAGTAGGCATACGCACAATCAGACGTAATGGTGGAAGATATAGCGGACCGACTTCGAGAACTGGCGGACGAAATTGAAAGTGGGGACGAAGTAGCCAATGACCTGCCCGAATTTTGTGGGTATCAAATGGTGAAATGCGCCAATGTAAATGCCCACGGAGGCGAAGTGTATCAAGACACCGACGGAGAGGTGTGGATACATACCGAAAACGGTAGAGATACGCTTTGCTTGGGCGAGTTCGCTGATGAGTTCATCCAAGCGATTTCGGAGTTAGACGATGACTAACTGGGTCACAATCCGCGTCCCCGAGTCAGACCGCGACGAAGCGAAAGACGTGCGCCCCGATGATGCCACGCATGGGGACTGTCTCGTGGCCGGGGCGAAGGCGCTTGCCGGTCAAGATACTGAGTCGGTTGCTACGGAAGCAGACGCGCACGCTGTGGCAGAGGCAATCAAAGGTGAGATTAGCATGGCGAACGAACCCGGCGTCGAGATAGACGCCGAGCGGATCATCAACCGGATTGACGACCTCGAAACCGAACTGACGCGGCAACACGAGGGGTTGAAGCGATGAGTGACGAACAAGACATGATCCCGACGTTAGCGGACCTAACGAACTTTGAGTTAGACGCCGACCGTGGCCGTCGGTGGATCGTGTTGTTCCCGGGGGACTACGAACAATACGGCCGGGATGTGGACGGGAATATCGCAATCAAGGTTGACATCGACCAAGCCGGTGAGGTACTGTCGTTGGCGGCCCAAAGCATCGCGGCACTTGCTGGCGAGAACGCCGAGAGCGACGATGTGATCCGTGACCTCATTAACGAACTCGAAAAGGAATTAGACGAATGACCCAAGAACATCCAGAACGGCCACGCGACCCCGACTGTTTCGAGGCGTTCAAAGCGGGGTTCATGGCCTCGGCGGAGGGGTTCAACGGCGAGTATCAACGCGGCGACCCGGACCTTGAGGCGTGGCTTCGTGACCGATACGCCGAATGGAGGGCCGATAGTGACTGACTCATTTAGCGCCGACTGTCCGGTGTGTCAGCGCCGGATTGTCGTCACAGGCCTCACCGCATCCTGTGGGGAGTGTGGTGTCGCAACCTCGGCAAGCAAGGCGAAGGCAACGTGGTCAAATGTCGAACCACTAGATGAATGACTATCAACTGTTCGGTGGGACAGGGGATCATCACCTGCTATCTCTCACTCGCGGACGTGGCGCTACTCGCGGGCGGCCTCCTCGTGGTTCTATGGGTCGGCATTATCATCGGCCGCCTGTTCGCGCACCGGGGCAACGCTTAGGACACCGGGGCCACGACATAGCCCCATGACGGACTTCAGTCCATATACGGCTCAACAGGTGGCCGACTGGATGAGTCAGGGGACGATCAACGCCGCGCCGTCGAATATTTGGGTGACACTATTCGACGATACCGGGACGGAACTGGATGGCGACGTTGCCAACGGGCGCGTCTCGACGACCGCCGGGACCGACTGGGATTCGCCGGGGACGGACTTCGATAACGCGGTCGAAATCGACTTTGGGGAGGCCCAAGCCAATATCACGATTCAGGACGTGGCGCTGTACGATTCGGATACCGGCGGGTCGAATAACGAACTCGCTCGGTATTCAATCGACGCCGCGCCCCAAGACGTGAACTCGGGCGTGCGGGTGTTCTTCTCGGCGGGCGACCTGTCCTTCGACGTGGTGGACAACACGGAGTAGTGACCCATGGCACAACTCGAATGGGATTCGACGGCGTGGGCCGCCGGGGACGAACTCACGAGTGCCGAGTGGATCGACCATATCGAGCAGGGCCATTTCCCCGCCGACGAACTCACGTTTGAACTCGACGGGGGCGACCCGGTGGTGGTCAACGCCGATACCGGATCGGTAATCCTCCGATGGGATCGGGCGACTTCGGCGTGGGTCTTGGACACGCTGACGGTCACGTCGATCAACCCCGACGAATCCCCGGCGACGGGTGAGGTACTGACGTGGGCCGGGAGTAGCGTCGAGTGGCAGGCGTCGAGTGGCGGTGGTGGCGGTGGCTTTGAGACGCTGACGACGGTGACGAGCCTCAACTATACGGCCGATGCGAACGACTCGGTGTGGGTGGACACCGCCGCCGCCGGGGGTGCCGTCTCGGTGACGACGCCCGCCGAGGCGGATGTGGTGGATGGCGACCGAATTGAGGTGGGCGTCGAAGACGCGACGAACGACACTACGCTCGGGCCGAATACGAGTCAGTCGTTTGTGGTGTCACCGCCGACGCTGACGACGACGGGCGATACCGTGACGGCCGAATACCGAGCGAGCGACTCGACATGGATGGTCCGATAACATGACGAATCTCATCAATCGCATTTACGACTTTGCGGCGAGTCGCGCCGGGCCGCTGGATGTCTACGAGTTCAACGAACAGGCCAGCGACCCCGATCCGCCGGCCGCGGACGACTGGGCGCTGTTCTTCAGGCAGGACGGCAACCTCTACAAGATCGACGAGAACGGCACCGTCTCGCAGGTCGGCGGTGGTGGTTCGGCGTCGATCGCCATCGAGGACGACGGGACTGAAATCCTCGGCGCCGTCTCGACGATCGACTTCGCCGGGAGCGACTTCGGCGTCAGCAACCCCACGGGCGACGAGGTTCAGGTCGTCCTCACCAGCGACTCCCTGACCGTCACCGCGGGCAACGCCCTCACCGGCGGGGGGTCGGTCGCGCTGGGCGGCTCAACCTCACTCGCCGTCGACGAGTCGGCCATCGACCTCTCGAACCTCTCTGGGACGCTCTCTGCGGGCCAACTCGCCGATGGGGCGGTCACCGAGGCGAAGCTCAACGCCGCCGATGCGCCCGCGTCGGGCGAGGTGCTGACGTGGAACGGCTCGCAGTTGGAGTGGCAGCCCGACGACACCGGCTCGGGCGGATCCAGAGTGCTGTATGGCCCCGTCGCGGATCGCCCCGCCGCCGGGGATGTGCCCGATGGCACGGTCTATCTCATCACCGATTTGGCGAACAACGGCGGCGTGTTGACCGAAGTGGTGGCGGGGGCGTGGCAACTCAAGCAGATCGGCGACGACGCGAATCGCCCCGATATTGTTGCTGGAACCGGGGACTTCAATTCGGTCGTTACAGAGGAACTGAACAACGCCAACGCGGTTATTAATAACGACTCGCCCGATCCTAATGTAAGAATTATAAACGTGTCAGATGATTCCAGCACTGATAGCGGGGAGACAATTGATTTGTTTAAGTTCCCTCACGGGGGTGCTAATGCGACGGTTGCGGGAGTGGCTGATATAATGCAAGGATTTGTTAATGGCGACTCTCCAGTATTCAGCTCCGTCGAGTTCCAAAAGTCATCAAATACCAGTTGGTCTGGGACAACATCGCCCAGTAGCGAACTTGACCTTGTGCCAATCAACGGCGGCGATGAGTTAGTTTTTCGGGTCACATCAACACAAGATTTTGCTCGGATTGCTTGTTTTTGCCGTGTTTGGACTTCTGCTGCGAGCCCAATTGAGGTTTTAGTTAACAGATGATGAATAGCTACCTAAACGCTTCTCCACAGCAAAATTAATGAAATAAAGTCTGAGAAAAAAGAGAGCGTTACAACGATTCCATACCGTCTAATGCCTTCGCGGTATTTACAGAGTTCCGAGAAATATAGTTCTCGGCAGTCTGGGATTGCTCCCAGCCAAAGAACTGACAGAGTTGGTAGATTCCCAACCCACGTCCGGCTAAGTACGTCGCTGCGGTCGCACGCAACCCGTGCGGATGGGCTTCCTCCGGGTCTAACTCATCTGTCGCCTCGGCGGCCTTCTTGACTCGCCGTGAGATCGCCGTCCCGCTGGCTTCAAACCGCTCGTATTCATCGGAGTCAAAATACCGTTCCAGATACATCTCGGCGCGGGTATCGTGGCCGTAGTAGATTTTTCGCGCTCCGGCTTCCGTTTTCGGCGTCCAGACCCACTTCAGGGCTTCCTCATACGTCAGTTCATCAGCGTGTTCGACGCGCTGTTTCGCCGCTTGCCGACACTCCCCGCAGATCGTTCGGTCGGGGCCCATCTCACAGCGGCAATGTCGTCACTGACGGGCCGTTGTGAGATACGCGGCACGAATCCATCACACCCCGACCACTTACGACCCTACCGCCCGACACCTAACCCATGACTGACCTCACCGTTCCGGCCGGTGACACCGAGACGATAGCGGCCGGCACTCGCTACTGGGCGGCACCGATCAACATC